ACATACAATCCAGTTGAGAGCAGAAAGGCTTCACCAAACTGCTCGACTTCATCATCGGTCAAATCTCTGGCGGGTATGTCAGCCAGAGAACCATTGCCTACATATTTCAGCATCCTATCTTTCCTTTCACTTCAATCTCGATGCGCCAGCCTAAATGGCTTTCGCCTGCATACTGCAGCCAGCCGAATGTTCCACGCACATCGGTGTAAGTGTCTACATTACCACCAAACGTTGGGTCGGCAAGTAGAATGCCAATCACCTCATTTCTAAAGCTAAGCGCTATCGGGAATGATTTCGGCAGCACCTGCCTTGCAACGTGGATCTCCACAACCAGCGTATCTAACACTTCCTCAAAGCCTGAGCCACCTATCGAGCTAAAGCTGCTTGCATAAGCCAAAGCGAAAGGGAATTGAGCCATTGCCTCAGGCGGAGCTGCTGGAGCTTCTTTTATGCCATTCACTTTAGCTAACTCGGCTTGAAGCCAAGCTAACGCATTGCCAACAGAATAGCTCATATTGTGACCTTCCGATAAGCCTCTATAATAGTGCTAACTGTTTCATCAAGCCCACCATACTCCAGCGAGCCTAAAGCAGAATTAGCACTAATATTTTGGAACGCCTGCTGCCCGTGCTTATACCAACGGATAACCTGCATAATCACGGCTTGCTTTATATCATCAGGAACGGATAGACTATAGCCAAAGTTGCCTTTCACTTGAACGGACTTGCGCCTGAGCGGGAACGTTCCAAGCTCAAGTCGTAAGTAATTGAATGGGAGAGAGTTTATCGGCAAGCAATAATACTCTGNNTCTTTAGGATTGGTGGCTAACTCGCCGATGTAAAGCTCACAATTGCCAACGCTATCAAATAGACGAGTAGCTTCTGGGGCACAATAAGCATTAGGCTCACGCCCCGTCCATCGGTCAATGGCTCTGGATGCCCGTGTGATAAGGCTCATCAAAACAACATCATAGCTTGCACCCCATTCCACATCGGGCATCACGCTCTTGACTTCTGCGATTGTGCAGTAATCTGCCATAATACGCTCTCACGTCTCGGTGGGGCGTTTTACCGCCCCACCACTCAAATCAGTTAGTCAACAATCATAGACGGCTGGACTTTAGTTCCATACCGACTTTCAACCACATAGAGCACAGAAGTGATATTCGCAGCATTTGAGGCAGCCACCTTTGCAGCGATACAGTCATACGCTCCGATGCCAGCCGGGTCGATTTCGAACACAACCAGTTTGTCTTTCAAAGCATCATCCAGCGTATAAGACGCTGCTGGAGTACGCTCCACCAAAACATCAGATGTGGCACAGTCAAGTGTCGAGAAAATGCGGGCTGCTTCAGTCATAGCTGTTGCGCCCGTTCCAGCTACAGCAGTTGCCTTCAACACTGAAAGCACTGGCTTAGTCGCCTCGCCCTGCTTCACAGAAAAGACAATCCAAACTCTGTGGGCATACTTGAGAGAGATGTAATCGCCAGTTGCAGCCGAACCTCCAGCAGTTGGGGCTAAGCCCGTCACAACATTCAAATCACCGGGAATCTTAATCATCTCTCCTCCTATGCACGAGCAGCTAACGTAAGCGCACCATCGAAGCGGTAAACGAAGCGCAACGCCGTTTCATCATAGACGAACCGAACGTGAATTGAGGTGTCATACTTCATCGCTCCAGCATCAATGGTCACGTACTCATTGAAGTCGGCAAGAATGACATCGCCAACATCACCAAGTGTTGCATTGTGCTCGGTCGGGATGACAGGACGCCCGAACAGCGTAGCATAAGGCGTTCCAGACAAGCCATTAGCGGGCAAATAAGCTGGAACGTTTGTTCCAATTGTCATCGAGTAGAGTTGCGGTTCAACATCTTGGTTAATCAGCCATACAGCATTGGCACGGCTGCGAGCATGTAATCTCGACCACATTTTGACGATGTTGCCATATACTACAGTGTCGGCAGTCTGTGAGCTTTCTTTTGCAACGGTTACCAGTGCAGGCGATTGCAAAATGCCCAAAGGCTGTCCGCTGCCAGTCCCATTGATAATCGCTTCTTCTAACTGGAAGGTGAATTCCTCAGTAAACACCTCGCCGATAAAGGATTCCAAGAACGGCAGGTCTTGCATCATCTCATCGGTCATATAGCATAAGCCGATAAGCTTTTTCAGTTCGAGCGCGAGGTTTTCAAAGGCGGGCTTCGATACAGTCTTTTCGCCAGCTTCAGCAAGCCAGTAGGCTTGCACTCCACCCCAACGAGAGCCAGCAACACGAGAGGTCTCTGCCACAAGCGGGATTTTTACACTCTGTTTGGATGTCGGCATCTTTCTGGTTCGGCTCAAGATTTGACCGCTATCATAAGCATGGCGCATAACCTCTTGCACGAAGTCGGGTTGCAAAAGGAACGCACCCTCTACACCTTCGGATAAGCCAGACGCAGTCTTCACCTCATACAAACGAGGATCTACCTTGCCTGCTGGGCTGCCAGCCTTAATGATGGCAACCAACTGCTCGCCTAAGGATTTGAAAGGATATTTCTCTTTCTTTTCCTCTTCTGCGGGGGCAACGGCAGTCTTAGCGCCTACGCCTTCATTGGCATAAGCATCGAGTTCGGCTTTGCGTTTGAGCACATCAATCTTGCTCTTAATGGCTTCAGCCTCACGGATATTGGCATCAATCTCGCTCAGGACTTCTGGGGGCATTTCTTTCTCCTTGCCTTCCCATTCAGCAGCCTTAGCCGATGCTTTCGATAGAGTTTCACGCAACTCCAAGCGTAATTTTTCTAAAGTGTCCATATTATTAACCTCACAAAATGTCTAATTCTTGTTCCAAAACTTTTAGCTTACGCATCACCAGTGAAGTGAGTGCAGGGTTGAACTCTACAACCTGCGGCTCGGCTTCGGCAAGTCTCTGCCTTAGCTCGGTTACGAGTGGAACTATCTCATAACCATTCACATAATACCCCTTAATCAGGGGCGTTATATCATATCTAATTATACTCCGAACAGCCATCAGCGAGCTGAACTCTGGGGGCTCTTTGTCAAATTCGGCATAGTGCTTTACCAGATGATTGTAAACTCCCTTCATCTCGCTCTCTGGAATGTCTACACCACCACGAGCACCAAGTAAAGCTGCCATCGCTGCAGCAACACCATTCCACACCGCAGGTCCAATGCTATCTTTCGAGGGCTTGTGATGCGGAAGCTTGAGCTGACCGAAATTCTCTGGGGGCAATGACTCCGCCTCACTCAATTCAGCCCAGCCAGCATCAGCAAAGTCGCCAAGATTAGGTGCAGCCCACTTGTCATTGCTCTGCCCAGTGTCTTTGTATGGCACAACAGCCTTCACTCCAGCGGTTGCAGGATTAGCGCCCCAATTGACATCAGATATATCCCAGAGCTTCACCTCTCGAATGTTCCTAACCAGCAAGCGGGACTTTTCATTAGCAGGTTCGTTTTCCTCAGTGATATCGAACTTGACAACATCGAAGCCAAAAGACATTTCGTTCAAAGCTCCAGTTCTCAGAGCTTCCAAGACTTCATTGCCCCGCTCGGTGTTTAGGTAGGTGCGCTTCACCTGCAACCCACCAGTCGCCTCAGGAAATTCAGCCCTAATCTGGTCGGGCAGCTCAGACTTATTTACCTCTGTAATTTCATCGATACGGGCAATCGGGGGTAAGTTGTAATTGTGCTGCCAAAGATGACGAAAATGCCTTGAATTTTCGGTGATAGTCTTTTTGAATGCACCTTTGTGAATGCGATCGCCGACCAAGTCAATGTTTCCAAACACCGCTGCAATACCAGTAACCGTTCGGTCTTCTATTGACTTCACCGCACTGGCAAATGATTTCTCTTCCATCAGAGCCTCCATATCACTTAATTAAGTCCTCTAACATTTTACTATAAAATCGCTTGACTTCTGCGAGCGACTTCTTGACAACTTCCTGCAAAGTCCACCAACGCCCTTTATGAACAGCAGCTTGCGGTCCAGCCCCAACTTCCGGAACAGCCTCACTGCTAATCACCCACGGGCTATACTTTGTTGGGCTTCCAATAACTCCATAAATCTCAGAACCTACTTCTTTAACGGCGGTATTTATCTGACGACCTAACGTCCCAGTTCTGCGATAAGTGGAAGCTGGAGGCGGAGCTGGATATTCTGGGACTTGGCTATGCACATACTTGACCGCCTTATCAGTAGTCTTTTTCAGAGTATCCTTAAGCTCGCTGCTTTGCAAACGCTTCAGCTTCTTATTGAGCTTGTCAAGCCCCTTTATCTGATAGTCTAACTGGTCGGACATTTAGACAGTCTCCACAACAGGCTGCATATAGCAGCGGCAATTTACATGGGCAGCTGGCGCTTGAAC